GAGAGGGTCTGATCGTTTGTAAGAGACTCTCTGAGCAAGGAATTAAAGTCAACGTCACATTGATCTTCAGTGCCGCTCAGGCAGTCCTTGCAGCAAAGGCAGGGGCAACATACGTTTCTCCCTTTGTAGGACGCTTAGACGACCAGTCAGTGGCAGGTCTGGAGGTTGTTCGATCTATCACCGGACTTTACCAAATCCATGGCATCAGAACTCAAGTTCTGTCTGCATCTATTCGTAGTGTGCAACGTGCTGTTCGTTCCTGGTATAATGGTGCCAGAGTAGTGACAATGCCACCCAAAGTATTTGACCAAATGTATGACCATATCCTTACCGATAAAGGTCTTGAAATTTTCGATCAAGACTGGGCAGCGGTAAAGAGTGATTAGTTCGGATACTCCGTATAAACTTGCCGAGATCATTCGTGATACTTGGCCAAACCTTTACTACTTGAAAGACATAAAAAAACCTATGACATTTACAGTATATTCAAAAGACGGATGCCCTTTTTGTGTTAAAGTGTGTCGTGCGTTACAACTTGCTGAAATTAAGCATGTGATATATAAACTTGATCGGGACTTTACCCGTGAGGAATTCTATGATAAGTTTGGAGCAGGTTCTACCTTCCCAAGAGTTGTCAAAGATGACACCCTCATTGGTGGTTGTACCGAAACTGTAAAATATTTGCGGGAGCAAAAGTTACTCTAATGGAACAAAACCTCATCGACATCTACGATCTTGTTGAACACGCGATTGATAATGCCTTTGAGGGGAAAATGAATTTAAAGTTTTATGATTACTTAAAAGACAGCAAGATCAAAAAGCATGAAGTAGATGCTTTCATCGACAGCACCACGTCAAGAGAAATTAGTGATCTAACTACGGAACTTGATGAATATATCAAGGGTGGTGCAGACAGCGATCACAAACAATTGCGTGAGGGTTATGGTCATATCCCTAAACCACAAGCAAGAAAAATAAAAACTTATTTGTATGGCATCTTAGAAGATGCTCGGAGATATAGTTATGACCGAAGACCTGGGCGACGAAAAAAGCAATCTAAATAATGAGACCACCCACATCAATCGTGGGTTTGAATTACTACTACGTAATAGGAGGAGGAAACCAGAACCGCCCAAAACTTTTCAGGTAAAGTTCGGTAAGATGGTCTCTCTCTTCCGAAGAGAGATTGTATTCCATCTGAACTTCTATCTGGACATCAGAAAGAAATAGTCTCTGGAGGACAGAAAGATGTTAGCAGTAACCCTCACCATAGGAACATTAGTTTCAATCATGTTCTTTTTTGTAGGAGGTATGGTAGGATGGTTGGCAAAGGAACATGTTTACCAAACCCAACCCGTTTATACTCATCCAGAGATGTTTGATGAAAACGGTAATGTCCTCCCCGATGAAATTTTAGCAGTACGATTTGAAAACGATTATGAGCCCGACGAAGAACACGACGAAGACTAAAGCGAAGCAAGAACTTCCACCTAATCCTTTCGTCCATGAAATCCTTGAACTTGTAAGTAAGCAACGTTCGAGAGCAAAGAAGGTTGAGATCCTTCAAAAGTATGAGGATCTCTCCTTGAAAACTCTCTTCATCTGGAACTTTGATGACACTGTTATCTCTGTGGTTCCTGAAGGAGATGTTCCCTATAAGGAAAACGAAGTTCCCATTGGAACTGACCACACTTCATTGCGTCGTGAATACAAGCACCTTTATAACTTTGTAAAAGGTGGAAACGATGGACTGTCATCGCTCCGCAGAGAGACGATGTTCATTCAGATGCTTGAAGGTCTCCATCCAGAAGAGGCAAAGATCCTCTGTCTGGTGAAAGACAAACGTTTACAAACTAAATATAAGTTAACATATGATGTAGTTGCGGAAGCATATCCTGATATCCAGTGGGGTGGTCGCTCATGACAGTTGCTGTAGAACAAGAGAAGGAAATGGCAGAGTACGGTCAAGAAGGTAAAACAATTACTCCATCAGACTATGGTTGCCAAATTCTTCAAGAGAAGACCACTCTTGACGCAGCAGATGACAAATCTCTTCCTAATGATGCTAAATTGATTTGGTATGTTGTTGATGGTACTGAGTACATTGATCTAACTCGGTGCGCTAAGACTTCAAAACTTTTTGACATGTATTATGACAAGTACGGAAAAGGTGCTGTGAAAAAAATTGATTTTGGATATGGCCAAATGAATCCCAAACTCTGGGGTAACAAACCAAAGAAAGAAAAGAAAAGAAAATGAACGAGGAAGATCTTAGAGAACAAATCAACTCTCTGATCCGAGACGAAATTCAAGAAAACATCAATGATTATGTTGATTCGGTTCAGGAAACAAAGAAGGCAGGTCTCGGATTTGTTTCCGCCGATGATGACAAAGAATTGAAAGTCAAAGTCTCTCAGAGAGAAATTGATAAAATTATCAAAGAGTACAAAAAAATGAAGAGGAGTGAGAAGTCTAACCTATCTCAAATTAAAAAATTGGGATTGGTTGATAAGAATGGTAACCCACTCAGTTGACATTATAAGTAAATAGTATTATGCTTTAACCATGTATTATCAATATCATGTATAAACCTTACTCACCTGAGTGGCACAGGTATAGATACCTGAAAGAAGCGATAGACAAGTATCTTGACGATTATGTTGACAACGATGTAATTCGTGATGACATCTTAACTATTCTTGGTGAAAGATCTGAAGCAGCATATGCTGAATTCAATAAGACTTCAGAATTAGAATCTAAACTCCGAAAGAACTAACATGCTATCTACTCAGTATCGCCTTCGACTTGAAGGTATCTGTCGTAAGATTTCTCTTGGTGAAGATGTTGATCTATCTGATATGATATGGGCTGAGAAACTTGCAAAGGCAAACACAACTGCTCGTGAGTGGTTGAAAAAAGCAAGACGCCGTGCTGCGAATCCTGAAATGCAGGAGGGTAGCATGGATGATTTTATGAATAGGATGGGACTTGGTGACCCCGACCCATCCAATCACAGAACGGGGTTCGATGGTGCAGATGAAATTGTAGATTGGTTCCAAAGAGATAAACCTGACGACTGGAGGCAACGTGACTGAAAAGATTACTCCTGAGACATACGAAAAAATGAATGAGGAATTTGAGGAGGAGGGTATGGCTTTCCGAATCATTGTTCCTACGCAAGAAGAAATCGATAATTGGAGAGGTAAAGAATAATGCAAGTATCAATTTACTCTAACGGTAGTCAAGAATGCGAGAGAGCATCGTCTCTTTTGAAGGCAGTTCATCTTGACGAAGTTGTTGTATATGAGAAAGGTAAACACTTCACCGAAGGACAGTTCAGAGATGAGTTTGGTGATGAGGTAGAGTATCCCATGATCTCTATTGGTATGTTTCGTGGCACACTGAAAGAGACCATGAACTATATGAACCAGAAAGGAATGTTTGTATAGCAAGTTACAAAACTGCTTGACTATATACTTTATAGGGTATATAATACCTGTACGTTCATCCCCCTCGGGGGACGCAAGTAAGTCGCGGAACGGAGCGTTCATCCCATGCTTGAAATACTACTATCAACTACGATGTCATGTGCTGATGCTGATCTCATAATGCTACGCATTGAAAAGCATGAGCATCTAAACGCAGAGTGGAAGGTAGAACTGGTCGAGACCATCAAGGACTATGTACCAGAATGTAATTCCTACTGGGACGCAAACGACTGAAGGAACGGGGCGAAAATCCCATTCTTTTAGGAGACCTACGATGAACACCTTAAACCTCATCAAAAAGCAGATCAACAAAGCTGCTGCACTTCATGACGCTCAGATCTCTCACACCTCATATCGTGGTGTTGAGTATGATACTCGTTGTGTAGAGAGTAAGGAAACCCATGGCACATTCTGCTATCGCGGTAAGACTTACACCAAGTGATTGACTTACAACTATAATATGATAGAATGGGAGGGTTACCTCCCATTTTTTATGGAAAGAGATAAACTCAAGTTGATTGTAAGAAACTTAAAACTACTTGTAGAAGCACTTGAATCGGAAGTATATTCTGATCCAAAAGCATATACAGACAAGCAGGAAAACTTCGATGATCCTGCTTCATACTACGCACCCATTTCAGATTACGACGAAATTTTTAATGACGATGACGGATACCCTGACTAAACTTATTAGCGTTACTCCTGATGCGGAGAAGCACATGGCCTACTGTGCCCGTGTGTCGAATCCAAACAACCAGGAAAATGAGAAGTTCTCGGGTCTCCTTAAATACTGTGTGAAGCATCAGCACTGGAGCATCTTTGAGCAGGCATTCATGACCTTGGAAATCAATACCACCAGGGGAGTAGCGGCTCAAGTGCTTCGACACCGTTCGTTCACATATCAAGAATTTTCACAACGCTATGCTGATTCTTCCCTACTCGCGGAGACGATCCCTCTACCTGAACTACGCAGACAAGACACCAAGAATCGTCAGAATTCTATTGATGATATTGACCCGTTTGTCCGTCAAGAGTTTC